TTGTTCTACTTCTTTAATCTCTGCGACTGTGTTGCCCAGCGCCTCGTACTCACCTACAAACTTCCAGTATTCTCTGTCATTTGTAGCGCCACCACCTGCTAGATGATGACGTATTGCGCTACGTTGCTCCTCTATACGGTTCAACACCGTTAGGAATATGCTCTGCTCCACGTATTAGTCCCTATCGTTTATGTCTCTAGCTGCTTCCATCGCTAGTTTAATAGCTGTGGTATCTTCTTCTGTCTGCAACTCAGCTACTTTTAACTGTATGTTAGCCGCTGCTTTGGCGTTGTCAGCTTCCATGCGACTTTCTTGAACACCAATGTTGGCCCGTTTAGTCTCCATATCAAGCTGCAGCTTTGCCTGATCCATCTTCATCATGTGCTGAAGCTCTTGCTCTTTGATAGCCATCTCACGCTGCTGTAGCTGTGTCAGAGGGTCTGCCTGTTGTTTGGCGTTTTCCTCTGCGGATGCCTCGGCTTGATCCTTCTTGAGTAGCTGCCCTGCCGCCTGTGCGACCACCTTAGACAGTTCGCGCTCTACGGACTCTGGTAGTGGCTCATCTTGGTCAGGTAGCTCTGTGCCTAGCTGTGCTTCGATCTCTTTGCGATACTGCAATGCTATGTGTTCTGTGACGTGAGACTGCATAGCCGCTGATATGGCCCCTGCAAACGGCGACTGACCTACAATCTGCTGTATCTTGGGGTCTTGTAGCGCCGCCATGTGGGTCATAATGTGTGCTTCGTGATCTTGATACGAGAACGCTTTTACAGGCTCTTGTTTCATTATCGACATATTCTCGGACACAGGATCAGCAGGCTTGATATCTTCAGGTAGCTTAATAATATCTGACGCGTCTGGGATACCTAGAACCTCAAGCATTTGGCGATGCAGCTTACCCAGATCATATAGCTGTGGTGCCTGTTGTGATAGCTGTAGGGCCGCTTGGTACTGCATAATACGCTGCGCCATAGTAGCGGCGTTAGGGTCAGACACGGGTACTACGTCTACACGTCCATCAAAGTCTGCTGCACGATCCGCAGGCTCATCCATCTCATATGCGTACTCAGAGGGCATATAGTCATGTACAATACGGGCCAGAATACGTAGTTCTTCCTTCATAGCCGCGTGTAGGCGCGCTTGTACGCCCGACATAACCTTCATAGACCGTTCCATAAGCGCCAGTGTGGTGCCTACAGGAGCCTGTGCGTTCATATCACCTACCTGCATGTCCCCTACAGAGCCAATGCGCCGTCCTTCCTCAACCACGTTGTTTAGGAGGGTATACAGCACCTGTGACGGCTCTTTGTACGGTAGGAAGGTGATAGAGTCCTTAATCGCTCCACCCGGAACGTCAACATCTCTAAATTCTCCGGGCATCAGGGGTGTATTATCCCCTTTGATCCGCATACCACGAGACTTTAGCCCTGCTGGTAGGTTAGATAGTGTCCCAGCGTCGATAAGCTGCCGCATGATGGACGTAGCGGACTTTGCCAGCCCACCTATGGTGTGGATCAATCCTGTACCGTAGAAGCCCATTCCGGGCAGGTACGGGTAATGTACAAAATGACTGCGTTTCCGCTTCTTCTTGTCATCTTCGTACCAATTTCGACGGATTGCTAGGATTGAACGCGAAGATTTGTCCATTGTAATCACAAATGGAAGCGCCAAACCGTCAGGATCGTCAAACGGCTCGGGCAATATGATATCTACGTGCATTTCTAGCAGTGTATGGCGTGGGTCATCGCTATAAACAGGCTCTGTCCCATCCATTTCGTTGTATTTTTCTTCAATGTCCGTAATATCACGCGTTGGTTCCGGTAATTCTATGTCTGCGTAGAACCCGTTAACCTGTAATGCGCGTATTTCTTCGTAAGTTTTCTTCATAACGTGCGTATAGCGGGGGCAGGTACGCAAGTTAGACGCGCCGTAGGACGCTACAAAGTCTTCGGCAGGTACAAATACAGATACAGGACGCTCTAAGATCGGATCGTAGTATATTTTCTTAAATGCGGACCCAGCTAACGGAAGTTTGAACAGCATCTGCTCCATTTCGTTCCGGTAGTCGGGCATTTCTTCCGTTATGAGGTAATTGAGTTCTGTTTCTACACGCTGAGATTGTTTTAATTTCTCAGGAGTCATCTTACCCACGATTTTTGACTTCACAGGGCCAGCCGCAGGCATAAGTTCACTCATGGCTTGCGCTTGGAACCGCACTACAGCCTCAGTAAGCATGGGATGGTACACCCCAGAGGCTCCCTGCCAAGGTTGTGCGCGATCTTCGACCTTCATACCCAGCAAATCTAAGCCGTTTATGTACGATGTGGCCCATTCTTTGCGTGATGCGCGGTCATTATCGAAGTCCTCTACCAATTCAGAGGCCATGCTCTCCAACATCCCGTCCTCAATAGCCTCGGCTAGGTTCGCATTGTGGTCTTCCATAGCTGCATCAAGGTCATCATCGAGTCCGGGACTACCAAAGTTTATGACTACAGACCCATCATCCATCTCGACTTCGACTGCACTGTCAGCATCGGCTATGACTTCTACCTCTAAGTCAGGGGTCTCACCCATCAACTCGATCTCATTGGGAGTCATCATTTTTTCAATTGCCATGTCGGGCCTCGCTACGATGTTTCTTTTGTAATTCTAACAAATAAATGTGTCCTTGTCGATGTGAGGGTGCCCTATAGGTTGGGAGGAAACCCAGAACACCCCCACGGGACGCGGCGAGCGTCCTATAGGCGTAATACCAAAACTCGCGTGATAAAGCCAGCATGTTAGTAATAGTCCGCTCTCTGTGGTATTTCAGGTTCATCATCCCACACATCGGTAGGTAGTCGTATGAACCCACCCTGCCTGAAACGCAACAACGCCATAACTGTAGAGTCAACTTGGTCATCGTTAGACATAAACGGAAACCCAGCTATTTCTTCTACTAACTCTTCTGCCCATCGTTTAGCGGGAACCCAACACAGCTCTGACCGTATTATGTCAGCCACAGAGTTAAGACGCGCCATCTTATCACCCGACCCACGGTGAGGTGTGTACTCCTGCACAGGCAAGTCCATGCGTCTCATCTCTTGATACAGGGCTGACCCCGATGACTTCTTTTCCACGATGAACGCGTCTGGCTCCCAATCGTGGTATTCCCGTACAGCCAACTCTTTTAGCTCTGGAAACTCCATACGCTCTTTTATAGCGTTCAGCAGGATGAGGTTGTGCATCTCCTCTTCTTCGTTGAAGAACACCCCCCACGTTGTCAGCGATGTATAGTCAGCGCGGTTGTGTTTCTCGGCTGCAGCATCAAGTGACATTATAATATACTCACAGTCGGGCGGATCATCGTCAGCCCATATGCGCCACCACTCACGTTTTATGATAGACGCTTCTTCTGCTGTAGGTGTCTGCTGGTACTGTGCGTTCCACTGAAACGAAGGCATAGATGACTTCGTGCGTAGCAGCGCCTCTAAGTCAAAGAACTCAGGCCACAGTGGTTTCTGTATCGGCTTACCGTCATCATCTTCGGAGTCTAGGATGGCGGGAAACTCTATAATCTCAAACTGATCGGACTTCTCGTTCTTGACCATATCAGCGGTCACACGACCTGTCAGATCGTCCATGTGCCAGCGCGTCTGTATTATCGCTACTGAACCTCCCGGCATAAGACGAGTACGCGCACCAAAGGTGTACCACTCGTATGCTCTCTCAAACACAGAGAAGTTGCCGTTGATAACGTCTTGTTCTGAGTGGGGATCGTCAATGAGCAAGAGGTCAGCGCCCCGACCAGCAAGAGCAGAACCAACACCACACGCATAATACTCACCACCAAAATTCGTATTCCACCGCCCCGCAGACTTACTATCTACCGCTAGTTTAACTGTGGGAAATATATCTTTAAAGTCATCTAGGGAGATGAGGTTACGTACCTTACGCCCGAAGTCCACAGCAAGGTCTGTGGTGTGCGACACCATCATAACCTTCTTGGTAGGGTTACGCCCCAAGAACCACGCTGGGAAATATATAGATACTAGCTGTGACTTGCCGTGACGTGGGGGTATGTTGACACAGATACGATCCTCGTCTCCCGCCTCAATTGCCATCAGCAAATCAGCGAGTATGCGATGGTGACGCCCCACAATATAGTCAGGCTGCATCCGCTTGCAGAACTCTATAAGATCATCGTAGGCGGTCTTGTTACGCTTACGTACCCCTAGCTCTTCTACTAGCTTGTCTATCTCGGCTATTTCTTCGTCTGAGAAGCTGTCCAAGTTGTCCAGCATGTGCTGCACTTCTTCCTCGGAGAAGCCATTTGTGACGCTATCCTTCATCGCTTATTCCGAGTTCGGCGTCTATGTCTATAGTCTGACCATCTAGGATTACGGCATCTTCTACATCATCGTCTGGTGTGACATCTACGAGCTTAGTTAACTTATCTCGCAGTCTATCTCTGATATCGTCTGTAGTCTGGTGAGTGACAGTTACTTCGGTCTTCTCGGCAAACAGCCCCACGTCTGAGACCTTACCTAGTAGTTCTAGTGCGCGTATACGTATCCGTGCGTCTGGGTTCTCGGTCTCTTCGATTAGCTTGTTTGTGACTAGGTGCCTTATCTGTATAGAGTTCTTAACGACAGAATGACCGAAATCTTTAAGGATTCGATCAGTTAAAAGCAAAGTAGCAGGTGTTAATACCGCAGTCCGCCTAGGTGTAGCCTTCTTTGCAGTCTTCACAGGGTCTTCGGCAAACGCAGTTGCTATGGCTGCAGCAGTATCTCTATCTGCGTTGGTTGCCTCTATCTCTAGGCCATGCTCTGCAAGCAACTTGGTGGTTTCGGCAGCGGCAGCTATTCGATCAGCAAGGGGTATAGACGGATTGTCCGCTGGCACAGGCACATTAGTTTGCACATCTACAGTTATGGTCACTTGTATAAGTCCTCTATAAACTTAGCCAACTTAGCATCTTCTATATGCTTTGTCTGCTCCCGTATAAGTTCTTGCTGTTTCTCTATCTCAAGAAACTGCCGATCCAGTTCAGACGGCACGGGGAAGTCTATAATCTTATCTGGGTCCATAGCAGTGTCCTCCAACACGTATATAATTTTTTTACACTATAATAATATTTTTGGGTAGGGGGGTTTTTCAAGTAGGGGGGTACAACCAGAGCG